TGGTCGAGAGCCGTGTCAGCGGCCTTCGCCTGCGTGCTGTCGACCCGGAGGACAAGGGAAGCGACTTGATCAGCCATGTGGCACCGTTTCAGCCCGTCGGGCTATTTCCTGTTCATCATCGTGAGCGCGGCGCCTTCCATGACGCGCACAGCGTCGAAGACGTCGATCTCATCGTCGCGCGGCACCCGCAGAATGCGCATAACGCCGGTCAGCGCGCCATAGTCCAGCCCGGTGGGCCCGGCAAAGCCAAAGCGCCACTGCGAGCCCATGGCCTCGAATACGTCCTTAGGCATGACGTTCTCGGGCCACAGTTCGATCACCGCGACGGGGAAGTCTTCCGGCCTCACCCCGAACTCGGCCAAGGTGGCCTTGTCCGGCGGTGGCCGATACATCTCCTCCGCCGCGGCAATCAGTTTTTTCGCCGGGCCTGTATCAGCTCGACGACGTAGGCCTGTACCAGAGCCGGCACGGCGCCCTGGTAGTTCTGGATCAGCAGTTGGATGGCTTCGTCGCAGAACTCCATGTCCGGGCCTTCCCAGTCGGCGATCATCTCGCGAATCAGGGCCACGTCCTGGTGTTCGTTCGACTCGCCGGCGCGCTTGGTGAAGTCGGCCATTTCCTCGCGCGACTTGTGCTTGAACGTGACCTTGATCTTGGCCGGCTCCTCGCCGTGCCGGGGAATTTCCACCGGCACGGTGAAGGTCGGGGCGGGCTGCAGCTTGAAAATGGCTTTGCTCATCCCGACCCCTTGTTACGGCAGCGGCGCGTAGCGCGTGAATTCCGACGTCATGGAGAACGTCGCGGTGTTCTGCATGTTCTGGTCCAGCGTCATCGACGGGTCAGCGTCGAAGGACGGGTAGACCAGGTAGTACAGGGCATCGCCGTTCGGCAGCCGCGCCCGCAGCACCACGGTGTCCTTGACCGCGTCGGCTTCGCGCAGGGTCTCGTACCAGGCCAGCGCCGGGTCGTAGTCCAGCGTCAGCGTGATGACCTTGGCGTTCTTGAAGGTCGGGCGCTGGCGCTGACGGCTGCTGCGGTCTTCGACGTAGCGCCACTGGAAAAACTGCTGCTCGCCGCCGGTCTTCTCCACGCCCGTGACCTGCGACAGGTCCACCCAGGTGTTGACGGGGATCACCGAACCCGCGCCCTGGCCTGCCGGGTAGCGCGTCGTGCTGGTGGTATCGATGCCTTCCAGTTCGAAGGTGGTGGCGTCCGCGTTGGCCGAACGCACGATGCGCTCGTTCAGCTCGGTCCAGCCGGATTTCGCGATCAGGATGGCGCCGTCAGTCGGCGGCGTGGTGGCGGATGCAACTGCCGGATTGGCGTTGGTGATGGCTGACACGGCCAAGGCCGTACCCAGAACGGTCGACACCGAAAATACGGTGCCATTCGGAAAAAGGGCGCTCATGTGATGGCTCCTGTGGGGTCAAAAAAACCGGCTCAGGGCCGGGTCAGTCGGGGTAAAACTGGACGTCGTAGCCCAGCGATATGGGCACGGTGTGGTCGGAATCGCCCGTGGTGGGCTGGCCCACGCTGATCGGGGTACGCACGCGCACGGCAAGCGCGCCGGACGGGATGCTCAGGTTCACCGGGAACAGCGCATCAAGCTCGCCCGCGATCTGCTCTGCGGCGCGCGACCCGTTGCCGATCGGCAGCACCACGTTCACCTGGAACACACCGCGGTACTGCCGGTGGTCGCCGGCGGCGTCCCGGCTGATGGTCGCGGCGGGCATGACATAGGCGCGCAGGTAGACCCCCGCGGCGGGCGGCGTGAACTTCGTGTTCTGCCAGGCCACGGGCAGCGCCGGCACGCGGTCTGCGGCCCAAGTGTTCAGCCGGATTTCAAAGGCCTTGCGGATCAGGTCCTGGCTCATTTCTTGGCTTCCTTTGCCGCCTGGCTCACGTACTGCTGGAACTCCTGGGCGGTCAGCTTGACCATGCCCTGCGGCGCCTGCTTGGACCAGCCGTTTTCCAGCCGGACGGCATAGGGCAGCGAGTTGGACAGGTAGGTAACCCCGCCCGCGCCCGTGCGCTGAATCTCTGCCACCAGCCGGTTCAGCGTGACCTGGCCGCCGCGATCCACTGCCACCGACGTGGCGCGCTGAATGCCGGACGCCGAGAATTGCCAGTTCGCCCGAAACCGCCCGGTGTCCACCGGCGATTTCAGGATCACGCCCTGCGCCAGCAGCACGGTCGCCTGGCGCGTCGCGGTGTCGATGTTGCCCTTGGCACGATCAACGAACTTGGCGATGTCGGCGGCGAAGCTCATGCCTTCCTCAATTGCAGTTCGAACAGCAACACGATCCCGGCTGGCGCCAGCGGCTTGACCGTCACAACGCGCCAGGCCGTGCCCAGCGCCAGCACCAGGTCGGCGGGCTTAGGCTCGATCATCGGGCCTCCTGCCGCCAGCTCAGGCGCCAGGTAAAGCTGCTTGTCGCCCGTCTCGATGACCGAGCCGGCCAGATTGGCCAGGCCCGCGCTTTGCGCCGAGTAGTCGAACAGCGCGCCGATACCGTCGTTGTCGACCGTGGTGGTGGGCGCTTCACCCAGCTCCGGGTCGTATTCACCCGTCACCACCTGGCGCACGGTCACCGGCCCGCCGAACTCCACCAGCAGTTCCTGGGCGGTGGCGGCCATTTCGGCATAGTCGAAGGTGGCCATTAGCCGGGCTTTCCAGAAACGTTGATGTCCATGACAAGCGTGGCGCGCCAAATCGGGTTTTCAGCGCTGCCCTCAAGCTTCACGCTTATCAGCCCGGAGATAGGCTGCCCGTCTGCCGTGTACAGGCGCATTTGATGGCAGGTTTGCAGGCCCGGCTTGCCGTTGGGCTCAGGAAGAACCAGGCGAAGGAAGTTTTCCATCTCAGCACCTCACCAGCTTGACCGACGAGCCATAGGACGACAGCCAGCGGCGCACCATGGCGGTCACGCCGGCGTAGCGCGTCTGGCCGTCGTTGCGCACGCCGGCCGCGCTGGCGTACTTCGTCGTGATCGGGCCGACAGTCTTCTCGATGGCGGCGCCGGCGGTCGTGCTGCTGACGTCCTGCCACAGCGGACCCTTGAGCGCGCGCGCCGCGAGCTCGCAGCAGGCGTTCACGACCTCGCGCGGCACGCCTTCGGCCACCGTGCGCGGCCATTCCAGCGCCTGGGAGCCGGTGGCACGCTCGCCGCGGTAGGTGTACTCGCCATCCAGATACAGCGTGGCATTGCGCAACGCGGCTTCCAGGGCGGCATCCTCGCCGGCGAAGGCCAGGCCATGGGCGGCTGCGTAGGCTTGGCAGTCCTCCACGCTCACGTAGCTGTCCGCGTTCGGCAGGCCGGTTCCGTCTTCGACGATCAGGGGCATTGGGATATCTCCACAGGCTGACGGAAGCCCCCGCGTTAGCAGGGGCGACCGTCAAACGGCGGTCACTCGGGCTGGGCGTCCAGCAGCGCGGCCAGATCCGCCTTGAGCGTGACGCCCTCGGGGATCTGGACGCCACGAACGGCCAGCGCGTCCTTCAGTTGCTCCACCGTCATGCCTTGCGAAAGAGGCTGATCGCCGCCGCCGTCCGCCTTGGAGGCCTCGGCCTTGCCCTTCTGCCGGTATTCCGGCTTCAGGGTGACCTTGGGCACTTCCTTGGCGGCGCCGTCGCGGCTCTCGGTGGCGTTGGCATCGATGATGCGCACGCCGGCCTTGGCGGCCTCGGCCTTGACGTCCTGCTCGTAGCGGTAGAACGGGCCCGGCAGGTACCAGATGGGCAGCTTGGTCTTCTGGGTCATGATGGCTCCTTACTTGGAGGCGTCACCGATGGCGATCACGCCGGCGGTGTGCTTGATGTCGGTGACCACCTTGTCCCAGTTGGTGCCCGTGGCCAGCTCGGCGTCGGTCGGCGACTTGCCGCCGTTGGCCTCGTCCCACGTGTAGCCCTTGAGGCCCAGGCCGAAGGTGTAGTCGGCCTGGAAGGTGGTTTCGATGCGCTCCTTGCCGTTCGCGGTGTCGATGTTGGTGATCAGATCACCGCCATCCGAGACCGTCGCCGCGCCGGCGACCAGGCCCAGCACCTTCTGCAGGTTGGGCGTGCCCGTGGCGTACAGGGCCGGGGCATCGGTCACCACCACGGTCTTGCCCAGGATATCGACCACCGTGACGGCACCGTACTGGAACAGCTGCTGGGCGTTGGCGAGGTTCTGGCCGATCAGCTTGTGATACACCTGGCCGGTCATGACGTCGGCCACGATCAGGCTGGAGCTGTCGCCGAACTTGGCGTGGGCGTCGTTCAGCGCCGAGTAGGTCAGACCGGCCGTGGCCGAGACGTCGTTCGTGGCGGTCGCCTGGTTGCTGATGGCGGCCACCAGGGCGGCGATCGAACTGTTGAGCTGGTCCTGCAGCAGCGCTTCCGCGAAGTTGCGCGACGCCACTTCGATACCCTCGGCCGTCGGCTTCTGCAGCCACGTCATCTGCGACGGCTCGTAGCGGATCGGGCCGAAGCCGCCTGCGACCTTCACCGAGCTGTGCTTCAGTTGGGTCAGGTCGGTTGCGGTGGCGTTGCCGTTGGCGGCGTAGCGATCGACGCGGCGGCGCGCGCCGTGGATGGCCTGGTAGAACGATTCCTGGAGGAAATCGCCCTCGAAGCCGGCCGTGGTAAGCATGATCGCACCGCGCGACGCGGCATTGAACTTCTGGATCTGCTGGCCCAGCGTCTCGATGATCGCCGGCATCATGTACTTGTTGAAAACCTGCATCTGCGAGAGAGACATGGTCGTTCCTTTTGCGTGTTGCGGGGTCAGCCCGCGAGTTCAGGGAATTGAGCCTTCAGGGCCGCCACACGCTCTTCGCGGGTGCCGCCCAGATTGCCGCTGGTCTTGCCACCACCACTGCCGCCCTGGCCGCCGCCGCCGCTGTTCGCGGGCGCGGTGATGAAGTGCTTGCCCTGGTCGGTGCCGGCCCACTCGGTGACGTGGTCGGCCAGCGGCTTGTCGCCGATGACCGCAGCGCCGTCCTTGATGGCCGCCTGGCCGCGCAACATCGCTTTGGCGGCGTCCATGAAGTGCGGCGCCACACCGGCCTTGGCCAGCGCGGTGGACAGGCCACCATCGATCAGGTGCTGGGTCAGGGCGCCTTCCTTGTCGGTCAGGTCCTTGGTCAGCTTCTCGATCTGGCGGGTGCTGTCCTTCGTCACCTTGTCGAGCTTGCCGGTCAACTCCTCGACCTGGGTCTGGAGGCGGGCATGCTCTTCGGGGTCGATCTCGGAACCCTTGGCTTTCGCCTTCGCCGCGCGCAGCTCGGCGAGCAGTTCCTTGTTCTTGGCGCTCAGCGCCTCGGTGGCCTCGGCGGCCGCCTCTTCCAACAGGGCCTTCACTTCGGGGTCATTACGGTCAAGCGGCATGGTGTTGTCCTCTGGACGGTTGCAGGGCTCAGCCCCAAAAGCAAAAGCCCCACTGGCGCGGCCAGCAGGGCTCAGAAAGAAGAAGGCCCGCGCGGTGGCGGGCCCTTGTTTGGAAAGCTGTGTTCTAGAAGAACAAGCGCGCCACGAGGCGCTTATGACCATTCATCTCCACTGTCGTGGTGGATAGTCCATCAATCACAGTCGGCAAATTGCTCTCCACATATGCTGCCAGGTCGAGCGGGTCTCCAGAAAAGTTCTGGATCGCTGCTCCGGTGACGGTGATCGGACCATGGGTTATCTTGCCCATGAACTTCTCTTGATACTCGGTCCTGCAGTATTCGATAAAGCTATCGCACTGGGCCTTGATGTTCGGGTGCATGCAACCTCCATTAAATAATCGGCCACATGCTACTTCAAAACGACTCGCTCGCCGCGCATGAAGCACAGCGCGCACAGCAATACCTTCGTACCGCCACTCCACGTCCTGGCGGTCTCGAACACGCCGATGCGCGTCTCGATGACCTCGCGCCCACCGCAGCGGGGGCACTGGATCATGTCTTTCGGCTTCGGCAGGGCCTTGATCCGCTTCCGGATCCGGTCCTTTTCCGTTTCCGCCGGCTTCGGGGCATCAGGGACGAGGTGCAGGGGCATGCGCGCTATTCTACGCCGGCCTGGGCGAAGGCGGCAGCGTCCTTGCGGCGCAGCTCGGCCAGCGTCAGATACACGCCCCGGTCGTTGTAGAAGCTCTCCAGCTCGACGCCGCCCTTGCGGAACAGCGCGCCGCGGGTCGGGCCCAGGATATCGTCCTGGATCGCGGCGGGCTGCCTGCGGAGCCAGTCCGCATAGGTCGTTGTCGCCAGCACCTGCTCGCCCTTCCCGCGCGCGCTGTCTCGGTAATCCTTCGCCGCCCGGGTGCCGATGAGCGGGTCGTCTTCCATGCCCTTCAGGATCGGCACGGATGTGCTGCGGCACTGCCAATGCAGCCGGCCGGGCCCGGCGCCCCACGGTACCTGATGCCCGATCGGCTTGTGCGAGTCCGGCTCGTACCGCAGGCCATCGCGCAGCCGGCACATCTGGCTGGTGCGCGAATCCAGCGTGCTGACCCAGGCCAGCGCGCCGATGATGTCGTCGTTGGCGTCGTACCAGCGGTCCCGCGCAAACCCAGCCGTGTGGCTGATGGCGGTGCGCACCACGGCCTCCGCGTTGCGCCGATCGATCTCCAGCAGGCCATCCGCGTACCCTTTCGCCCGGGTGCCACGCACGCGCTGCACCACCTGCTGGATGGTCTGTCCCTCCACATAGCCCATGCGCACCGCGTCGCGGATGCGGCTGGCTCGCCCTGCTTCCAGGCCTGCCATCCATTCCCGCAGTAGGCGCCCCTGGAACGGCTGGGACATGGCACCGGCGTACACCTGCCCGGCCGTGACGCCGCGCGTGGTGAACTCGATACCCAGCGCGTCGAACAGCTGGCCCTGGTAGCCGATCTCGTAGCCCGCCAGGTCCCGCAGGTCCTTCTCCAGCTCGCCACGCACCTGCTGGTACGCCTCGGCGTTCAGGGTGCGGACGTCCTTCAGCAGTTCCTCCAGCCGCGCCACCGTGAAGGCGCTGGCCGGCAGCCGCTCCATGGCCCGGGCCACCTGGTCGGCCAGGTCGGCGTCAACCCGGTTCAGCAGCGCAACGATCCGGCGCACCACCCCGTTGCTGTAGCGCACCAGGTCGATGGAGTGCCGGACGGTCGCGTCATACAGTTCCGTTTGCAGGCTGGCCATTCGGGCCTCCCAGCGTGCCCAGCGCCGGGCCGGCGGCCTCGATGCGGGACTGCTCTTCCTCGAACGTCACGCCGTCGTCGATGATGCCGCCGCGGCGCATGTTGTCGTAGAACGTCTCCGGGCTGATCGCCGCGGCCTGCAACGCGCCCACCAGGGCGGTCAGGTCCTGGGCGGTCAGGCCGGCCGGGAAGAACTCGGTGTTCAGTTTCACCTCGACCGTGCCACTGCCGGCGCCCGCCCACTCGGCTGCCCACCGGAACACCTTGGCCAGCGACCGGCCCACGCCCAGGGCGATGCCGCCCAAGACGCTGTTCTCGCCGGCGCGGTGGATCTTGGCCGTCTCGGCCGCCTCGGCGTCGCGCTTCTCCGGCGCCAGGATGCGCGCGCCAAGGGTGGCCATCATGCCCTCTTTGCGCTCCAGGCTGACCTTGATGCTGTCCAGGCCCTGGCCCGAGAATTCCAGATACTTGGCAGCGGCCGTGTCTTCTACGAAAACCCAGGCTTCGGACGACCCAATCTTCAGGCTTTCCCCTTCCTTCAGCTCGTGCCCGGTCACCACGGCCGTGGGCAACGCCGTAAAGTGCAGCGCGTGCTCGTAGTCCGCCGTGCCGCGGTAGTGCGACATGTTCACGTCCACCAGGTCCAGCAGCACGGGCTTCTGCGGGTCGACCGCCTCGCCGTTGCGTCCGATCAGCACGAAGGGGATGTACGGCAGCCGCTTGCCGTTCATCATCGGCGTGTACTCGAACGCCGGAGTGTTCAGATCGGTGCGGTAGATGCGCACGCGGTAGAAGCCGTCCACCAGGTCCAGCACCCGGTACTGGGACTTTTCCTCGGCGGTGAATTCGTCCTTCGGGTCGGTGTAGCACTCAGCCAGCACCACCAGCACCAGCTGGTTCACGCCGCGCACGCGGGCCGTGCGCCAGTTGATGATCGCCTCGGCCTTGTAGGTGGCCAAGTAGGGGCGCATGCCGGCGGCCTGGGCCTGGCCTACGGTCATGAACTCGCCGCTGGCCACCGGGTAATCCACCAGCACGCCCACGCGGGTGACGTCGATCACCTCCTTGGCAACGTTCTCGATGAAGGTGTCCACTGGCGTGCCCGCCAGGTCGGCGTCCTCGATCATGGGCTGCAGCGCCGCGGGCAGCGTCACGGTAGGCTCCTTGCGGAACACCATGCCGATCAGCGCTTCCTCGGTGCGGGCGGTGGCTCCGTAGAACAGCGCGCGGCCCTTGTAGGCGGCATACTCCGCCGTGTCCTGGCCTGCCAGCTTGGGCAGGTACTTCTCGCCGGCCGCGTGCACGGCGTCCTGGCCCTGCAGCGCGGTGCGGCAACGCTCCCATCGCGGCTTGTTGGCCGTCCAGAGAGGATGCTTGCTGTCGACGGGCATGGTCAGGTTCCTGTGAGTTTGATGCGGCTCATGCCGGTGGGCGTGATCGGGTAGCGGTGCACCAGGAAGTAGCCCTGGGCGTCGTTCGGGTGGTCGTGCCCGGTCGACTTGTCCGGCTCCCCGTTCTTGTCGTAGGCCTGCTGCTCCAGCGCCTCGGTCAGCGTCGGGCAGCGGTCGGTGTTCACCAGCCAGCGGCGGACGCCCTCGTCGTTCAGCAGCATGCCGTTCACGGCGTTGATGCGGTCCTTGACGGCCGGGTTTCGGCTGTTCACGCGGACGGTGAAACCGGCCTTGCGCAGAATGCTTAGGTCCGACTCGCTCGCGTTCTTGCTGCTGGTGTTGCCGCCGCTTGCGTCTGGGTAGATCGTGACGCCGTGCCCCTTGTCCTTGAACCGTTCCTTCAGCATCCGGGCCATTTCCGGCGTGTCCCTGACCTTCGTCAGCTCGCCCACCGTCAGCGGCAGGCCGGCCCGGATCACGTTGACCGTGGCCGTCATGTTCAGCACGTTGAAGTCCATGCCGATGTGCAGCTCTTCGTGCGGCTCCTCGGCAGCGTCCGTGTGGTGCAGGCGCCGGTCGAAGTTCGCGTACACGCTGCCGCTGGTCAGGTTGGTGAACTGGCCGCGCAGGTACGCCGCGATGAGCTGCGGCGGGTAGCTCGCGCGCAGCGACGGGATGTAGTCCTCAGGCAGGTTCTTGCCGTTCTCGTAGGTGCTGGCCTGCACCAGGCCGTACAGCGCGGCCAGCTCGGGCCGCTCGCGGACCTGCTTGACGAACTGCTGGTAGACGAACTTGAAGCCCTCGGGCGTCGTGGTCACGTCCACGCCGTTGATCAGGCCGGGCGCGGTGTGGCGCAGGCGGGCGATGATCTTGCGCCAGGCCAGCGCGGCCTTGTCCGCCTTCATCACGTCCAGCTCGTCGATCAGCCCCTTGCCGATCTTGAAGCCGACGATGTCGCCCGGCTTCTCCATCGACCGGCAGATGACCGTGCCGCGGTACTTGCGGCCGGCGAACAGGTGCACCTCCTTGTTCGACTCGTTGATCTTGGCGGCCAGGCCCCAGTCGTGGGCCACCTCCTCGATCGTCGGGTAGAAGATGTCCCGGATCTGGCCGTACGTCGGCGCGAAGTATCCGGAGTTGACTCGGGGGAACTCCCAGGCGTGACGGCACAGGCCGGCCCCGCCGACCCAGGTCTTGCCGCTGCCGAAGCCGGCAACGAACGCGCGGAACTTGTGCGGCAGCGCCAGGAACCGGGCCTGGGGCTGGTTAAGCGTCGGCATCGGGGATGCTCGCGTCTTGGACGCCCACCGTCACCCGCACTGGCGGCGGCGCGTCGTCGTCGTTGGTCGGGTCCGGCTTGTCGCGCCAGAGTTCGGGCCTACGGTTCTTCAGCCAGATGAAGCTGGCCGCCACATCGGGCGGCACGTGGGTGCTCGTCTTGGCGCGCACCACCTTGCCATCGTGCTGGAACAACTTCTCGGTGTGGTAGCTGTAACCGACGGCGCGCTGATACAGGGCGCGTTCCACCCGATTATCCGCCGTAGATTTCCCGGCTTTTAGGGCCTGACAAAACGGCCTGAACTCGGCCTTCCAGCGGTAGATTGTGCGGTCTGTGACGCCGAAGAACTCGGCGACCTCCATGTCTGTGGCGCCCAAGGCGGCCAGCTTCTTGGCCTGCGCCGCGAACTCGGGCTTGTACTTCGATGGTCGTGCCATGGCGCGGTCCCTCTGGGAGCGACGCCGCAGGCATCGATTCCGCGAATTGAGTGTTACAAAACAATAGAAACAGGTTACATTTGTCGCTCACCTCTCAGAAGGAGCGCTCGTGACACCGTACTTCGATAGCAATTCTGAACTGCAGGTCTGGCTCGACCAATATGGCAACGTATGGGATACAGATATGAACTGGGTCGGGTTCATTTCTGGCAGCTATGTCTTCGCACCTGATGCGACTTGGATTGGCACGTTCCAAGGACAGTCATTCCAGGACAAGGACGGCCACGCCATTCTTTGGACGCATCAGCACGTTCCCCTTGGAACGGCTCGACCAGCCAGACCCGCGCGACCAGCACGACCGGCACGGCCTGCCCGTCCCGCAAAGCCGGCCCGTCCAGCAAGACCGGCGCGGCCCGCCAGGCCTGCGGGCGGTTGGTCCGGGCTCACCATTGGTCAATGGCTGAAGGGCCAATAAAAAAAAGCCCCGGCCGTAGGCTCGGGGCTTTTTTCTTCCGGACGCACGACGTCCGCCTGCGGGCATCGGGTCTCGTCGTCAGACGGTAGTCATCACGGATTGAGCAGAATTATGCAGCCGATTCTCGAATTGCGCAACAAACTGCTGGAAATATGCGACACAGCGCACGAGGATGTCGTCGAACTCGCGGGCGCGGATGCCCTGCATGCGACAGATGAGGTACGGCGGGTGGCCCATCACGTAGTAGGCGCGCAACAACAGCGGCGCCTGCGGGTGCATGCGGTATGAGGCGGCCAGGCTCCAGGCGCGCTCGATGAGCCCGGCGTCGGCCTCGTCCCATTCCTGCACCGCGTCGTTCTCCAGGTTGCGGGTCTGCCCTGCCCGGCGGGCCAGGTCGCGGCACACCTGGTAGGTGGGCGACACGGCGCGGCGGTGCCGGTCGCGCATGACCTCGCCCCAGTTGCACAGGCGGTCATGGAAATCGGCCGGCAAACGATCCAGCAGAAGTTTCGGCGTCTTCATGGCGCGGTGCGCTCCTCGTACTTCGAACAACGTTGGCCGACCTCTTCGCCCAGAGCGCAGCGCAGCACGCGGCGGCCGCCGAAGGGGTTGGGGACGACGCGGATTTCTTTGCAGCCCGCGCAGGTGCGCGGCGCCCAGGATGGCTCCTGGCGCATCTCCAGCACGATCGCGGGGTCCCGCATCTCGGATTGGCTCATCCAGGTCATGGGGGTTACTCCTTGGCGGACGCGGGCGCCGCGATCTGTGGGGTGACGTCCGCCCAGTGGTAGACGACGGAATTGCGAGCGTGCTGGGTGATGCGGACATAGCCGCCCTCGCGCAGGGTTTCCAGCAGCCGCAGGATGGCCTGGCGCATTGCGTTGCGCTCGCGCTTGGTCAGCGTGCGACCGGCGGCGGCGGCCTGGACCAAATGCGCCATGCGGTGCGCGCGGGGCGGCTGGGATTGAAGG